GCTGGTGCGCTTGATTTTTGTATGCCGTAGGTAGGCGTGATTGAAGGGAAGGTTGCCATTATGCAAGTAAGCCTCCAGGACGTTTCTGTTTGATTAGCTCTGCCTGAACAGCCGCGCCAAGCAGCTTGCCGAGCTGTCCTGCTTCTTCAGAATCGCCCTCAACACTAGAGCCAGAGGCATCGACGTTCACAGTTACGTTAGCGCTGCCCATTGCATTGTTCGGAACAATGTTGCCTTGAGCGCCTGGAACGAACAGCTCAGGCCCACGTTCCCCAACCAAATAAGGCCGGTTGCCAGTGACAGGGCCTCCGTTGGCTCTGGGCATAATCCCCAAAGGATTATTGATATTTGCGGGAGCATTTAGATCCGAAAGCCCTGTATTGCTGCCCATTCCGGCGAACATTTTGGCGATGCCGATCGCGATGTATTGGGCGATCATTTGCTTGGCTGCTTGGAACAGCATGTCTGCGATACTTCTTAAGAAGTCAGCAAAGGCTTGCTCCGCTGTTTTCGTTCCATCAACAACGGCAACCATTCCATCGAGCAAGCCGCTGGTAAATGCGTCCGCAAATGGCTTGGCCGCTTCGAGCGCTTGGTTAAACCTAAGTTGAGACTGCTCGGCTGCGTCTAATTGAGGCAGAAGGCGGTCATAAAGAGCAATTTGTTCTTGCAAGCCTTCCACTCTTTCTTGTGCATCCATTACCCCACTCGCATTACCCACCTCTGAATAACGCAAAATTGCTGCGCGTTCTTTTTCTATTTGATCCGTAAGGCTACGCCTTGCATCTTCTTGTCTACGGATCTGACTAATTCGCAACTCCAGCTGTTGGTCTTGCATTGCATTGCCAGTTGGCCGCAAGCTAGCGTCTTCAATTTGCCTAGTTAAATCTGTGCCTATGCCAGACAGAGTTTGCTTTTGCTGTATAGCAAGCAAATCTTTTTTAAGTTGCAACTCTGTGTATTCTTGGCGCAAAAGCAGTTGCTTTAATTCGTACTCTTTTGCCAAAGTGTTTACTTTTTCCTGAGCGAGGTCTCTGCTTTCTGTAGTAAGAATAATTCTTTGCGCGTCTGCGGCGTAAGCGGCTTGCATATCAGCCAACTCTTTTTCAATTGCTGCCGCTCGACCTTCAGTTGCTTCAGTTATTTTGTTTTCAATTTCCTGCTGTTTATTGCTTTCTGCAAGTAAATTAGCCTGCAACTGACGACGCTTTTTAAGGTTTTGCTGGAATTCTCGCTCAAATTTTTCTGCTTGTCTATTCTCCTGCCTTCTCACTTCTACGCTTAGGCCAAGCAAAGCTAATTTACGCTGTAAATCGCGCACTTCTTTGCTTACGCCTTTAGCGATAAGTTCCTGTTCTTTTTTATCAAACTCACGCAGAACTACAGTCTCTGCAAGATTGTATCCTTCTTGAGTTGTTAAATCTAATCCTGATTCTTTAAGAGCTACTTGTGCTTGCAGAATAGCAACAGTATCAGCGTCTTTTGCGGCCTGCGCTTGCTGAATACCTGCTCTTATCCGAGACTCAGCTGTTAACTCTTTTTCGACTGCTAGCTGTCTTTGACGTAAAATTATTTGGTCTTCAAAAGGTTTCATGTCTTCTTCATAAAAGACTCCACCTTTTTCTTTAATAAAAGACTGCCTAGCTGCTTTAAGTCTTTGAAGTTGAGGGTCTGAAGTGTTAGCAATACCAGCCCTAAGGTCATTGTCTCGAGCTAAATTGTCAATAACTCCACGCAAAAAACCTGTTTTGTTAATCAGCTCAGCTACAGCCGCACTAATTTGACTAAGAGTTACCGCAAACGTATTCCCCAACTCTGCTGATTCTTCACCAAACTGCTTAAGCGCGTCTACACCGCCTTGGCCAATTTCAGTTGCAAGCTGTTCGCTGGCTGCTTTTAAAGCTGCTTCTGCCCCGGCAACTTCTTCTAACTCCTTGATTAGTTTTTCAAACTCTGTTCCACTTTTGCCAGCCGCATTTACTACTGCGTCAAGGTCTGCCGTTAAAGGGTTTAAAGCTTGCCCAAGCTTTGCAATAGCTCCAACTGCTTGGTCAACTTGCTGGCCGATAGCACTGCCAATAATCTGGCCACCAAAACCGCCTACACTGCCTAAGCCACCGCCAATTACTGAGCCAGCCCCACCGCCAAATAACAGCGGGAAGCCAACGCCAAGTAAAGCGCTTTGAGCACCTTTTCCAGCCCTCGCTCTTCCAGCTCTTCTAGCAGCAGGGCTGCCAGGAATATTTACGCTACCTCCTATGGGCGACCTAGGAGCATTTCTTCGGACAGCAGCAGGACTACCAGGAATGTCTACCCTGCCTCCTATAGGTGAACTAAGAGCACCTCTTTGGGCATCAGCTCTATAAGAAGCGCGAACTTTTGCGCCTTGCTCCATCATGTTGCGAAGCCTAGCTTGCGCTTCTACTTCTCTTGTTTGCGCTCTTAAATCGCCAAGTCGTTGAGCAGAGTTAATTCTTGTTGTTTCTAAAATATCTTGCCTTGCTTTTTCTATTTTTTTTAATCCTGCCAGCAGCCCCGTTTCCTGCTGCAATCGCTGCGCTCTTTGTCTTGCAGTCGAATTTGCCTTAGTCCCAAGCCTTCCTTCTTGCTCTAAACGCTTAGTCCTTTTATCTACAATGTCAAGAGACCTTTTTTGCAGCCCTTCTATGTTTCTAAGTTTAGAAGCTATCCTAGCAAAAGTTTTATCAGGGATTAAAAGTTTGCTAAATCGGTCAGAAATTGATGCGGCTCTATTATCTATCTTGTCTACTAAACTTTGAATATTTTTTAATTTTTTTTCTGCAGCTTGAGCTTTAAGGGCTAGCTGAATATCTACGGTGTAATTAGCCACAGCGAAACACGTAGAGCCTTGCGCTCCAGTCTACCGCCCACCCATCGTTCGCGCCCCTTTGCCTGCCTTAGCGTTCTGGATCGCTTTCTCCTGCTGCTCGTTATGCAGCTCGAAGTAAGCAGCCCAGCCGACCAGCTCTTCTTGCGTCAAATCACGCGAAAGCTGAGCAACCGTCATGCCCAGCTCCTTTGCCAAGAAGAAAATAAAATACCAGTCGTTACTTGCTTTTGAGGTCTGCTTTCGCTTCCTCCACCTTATGTTCCGTCCCAGAGTTCAGCATGGCAAGCTGAATCTCTTGGAGGACAGAAGCAGCCACGGTCCTCTTGAGAGCAGCTACTTCGCCATCCTGGAACATGCGGCGACCATCTTCGTCTAAAGCTTTTTCGACCATCAGACCCAAAGCAAAGTCCTTGCTTTCCGTAGCGTCAAGCTTTGTCTGGATCGATTCGCGCTCTTCAATGCTAAGCGGGTGCCAAAACACCTCAAGCACCACCTCGTCGCCTTCTTTCACCTCGTACTTGTAAAGCTGGCTGACGCCAAATTTATTCCGAAGCAGTTCGGTGGCCCGCATAAATCAATGCCGTTTCGATCAATATACTACACGACTGCAGTAAATTGACAAGAAATAAGGCCAAGGAAGTGGAACTCGTCTTTCTGTTTGCCAACAGTCGGACCCGTAACATCCATAACTCTCGGAGAAATACTAAACGTATCCGTGTAGTTAGAGGCATTTACTGAAGTAAGTCCATCTATAACTGCTTCGCTAATGGCGGCCAAACTGACAGTGCCTGCCGACTTTGGAACGTAAACGCTGCATTGGATAACTCCTCGATAGTAATCAGAAGCAGCACCTTGGTTTTGCAAAGTTGAACGGTTAAAGTCAACGCTTATGACAACGTATTTTTCGTCCTGACCGGGCGTTGTGAAAAGAACGTTGTCATAAACCATTGAGACGTCTGAATCTGCTGCAGCGACTGCATCAGTTACAGCCTTTTCAAAAGCAGCTCGGGCGTTTACAAGAGTCATGACTTAACCACCAAGTTGTTGATAGCCGACAGGTGCGACTGAACGCTGGCCAGTCTGAGCAAAAATCCTACCGGTTCTTTTTTCCTTAAAAGTTTGATTTACTAAATCACGCATTTCACCTTGGACAAACTGAGGAATGCCTGATTTTGGAGACGAAAAAGCCGACATAGCATATCCAGCAGTATTACCTATATAAACAGTAGGTTGCTTTTTATAGTTAAACTCAGGGACTTTATGGCGCGGCCTAATCTCACCCTGGTTAGAGCCAGGCGGAAAGTTTGACCAAGGAGCAACTTTTTCATCTTTTGCCTGCACTCTTTGAGTAGACGCCTTCCAGCTAGATGCAAAAAACCCTGTATCTACTGGGCTTACGTCTTTGCCTATTTTGTTGGCAAACCCCTCAAGGGCTAAACCGATCAAAGCGTTAAAGTCTGCATTCAACGTTTTTTCAAGGTCAGTTGTAATCTGGCCAATACCGCGTTTTTTTGCCATTAGAACATCACCTCAATAATATAAAAATATTCTTGTCCGCCCTTGTAAGTGCGGATATTCATAATTTGCGAAACCCGGCTAGACCCTGCGTATGTCAAAGTTACCGTGTCCCCAAAATTAGGTTGGTTGTCTCCAATTAAATCAGGAGTGACGTACAACTTTGCTCTACGTTGCTCTTGACCTAGATCTTTTTCCGTAGACTCAATAAACTCAAGTGGAGCATTAAAAGAATAAGTCGTATCAGTTGTCGTCAAAGCACCCGTCGCAACGTTGTAGCTAGGCGAAGTTTTGCGAGTGTAAATAATCGCGTGGTCAAGCGCCTTGCCTAAATCAGCAACAACCGACTTAGCAACATTTTTGAAAACGGTGTCTAGCGCTCCAGCCATGTCAACCCCTTACGGTACGGACTTGGTAACTGCCACTCCCACCAAGGCAATAAGCGCCAAGGTAAGACTGGAGCCAAGGATAAACATCAAAGACATTATTGACCGTTCCCGTAGCCTGACTAGAAGTGTTGTACTTAACTTCCATCTCACCGAGCTTGACGGACTCGTATA